TGTGTTTTGGAGTGCCTAGCCAGTTAGTAGGTGTATCAGATGCACAGACTTATGCAAACGTAGCTGAAGCAAGATTGGCTTTATATGAAGAAACAATTATTCCACACTTAAGAAAATTAGAATCAGACTTTAATGAGTGGCTTGTACCAATGTTTGGTGAGAATCTAGAGTTTAGCTTTGACATAGACAAAATACCTGCTTTAGCTGAAAGAACTAAACGTATATATGAGAATGTAACCTCAGCAGTCAGAGAAGGGATAATGACTAGAAACGAAGCTAGAGAAGCTATTGGTCTATCTCCTATTGATGGTGCAGATGATCTTTATATATCAGCGACACTATTTCCAATAACATCTGATGATGTAGAAGAACCACAAAATCCAGTAGCTGAAGAAGAGTTAGATGCTTATGTAGAAGATGAAGATATGGATTTAGACTTCTTAGAGGAGGACGAAAAGGCTTTAGCAGATATAGACACAAAACCTACCGATAGCATGGCTACAGAAGCAGAGAGAGGCTTAAACTGGAGAAGAGAACACAATAGAGGCGGTACAGCAGTTGGTGTTGCAAGAGCAAATCAGTTAGTGAACAAAGAAAACCTATCTATCAGCACAGTCAAAAGAATGTTTAGTTTTTTCTCTAGACATGAGGTAGATAAGCAAGGACAAGGCTTTGATCAAGGCGAGGATGGTTATCCATCAGCAGGTAGAATAGCATGGGCATTGTGGGGCGGTGATGCAGGTTTTGCTTGGTCAAGACGTAAGGTAGAACAAATCAAGAGAGAAGAAGAGAAATTCTTGGCTCTTGATAACCATATAGAAGTCAAGCTAACAGAACACAAAGCGGTCTCTGGTGCAGTTAAGAAAGGACTACAAAAGAAAGTAGATGATCATAATGATGAATATGGTGACACTGCTACGAAAAAAACAAATCTAAGAACACTCACAGCAGTGTTTGAAAGAGGAGTTGGAGCATATCGTACTAATCCATCTTCAGTTAGACCAAGTGTAAGCAGCGAAGAGCAGTGGGCATATGCAAGAGTAAATTCTTATCTATATGCACTCAGAAACGGAAGATTTAGAAGCGGTAAGCACGATACAGACTTATTTCCACAAGGACATCCATTAAGCAGTAAATGATCCCTTCCAAAAAGCAGATTAGCAGATTCCGTAGAGGAAGAGTTAGTGTGCAGAGGGAGGTAAGAAAACAGCTAAGAATTCGCAATAACTTAGAACGTGGACTCTTTCGCAGACTAACTTCTTTATTCGGTAAGTTCGTTAATACTAAAGCATTTCTCTACAGGGAGTTTGGACAATTTGATCAAACTATTGCTGCAAGAGAATTGCAGGAAGAATTTATACCAACCATGCAACAGCACTATCGCAGGATATTTCGTACCTTATATGCAGAAAATAACAGGACTAACACCCTAGAAGAATTAAAAGAAGAAGCATTGGTATTTGGAAGAAACGTAGACTTAGAACCATTGATAGAAGAATATTATAGGTCTAGACAGCTTTTGTTGGTTGGTGTAACTACAAGAATATCAAACAGAGTTGAACGAATCATAATATCAGGTAGAGAAGAAGGACTTACTCTTGTGCAGATAGCACAGAATATAGAACGTAATGTGAGACCTATCACAAGAACTAGAGCAGCTACTATTGCTAGGACAGAAACACACAATGCAGCAGGTTTCGCACATCATAAATACTATGAACAAGTTCAAACAGACTATGGTTCAAAGCTTTTAAAGAGATGGGCAGCCACAAATGATTTAAGAACAAGAAGTGATCACGCTATTGCAAATGGACAGGTTAGAGATATGAATGAAGATTTTATAGTAGGTGGTGCATCTATGGCTCACACAGGAGACCCAAAAGGTGGAGCAAAAAATAATATAAATTGTAGATGTGTGATAATTTATGTTGATGAACAAGATGTTGTGTCTGATTAATCATTGAGATACTATATATAGGGATAAATTTGGAGATAGCACTATGAGCAGTGAATTAACATCTAATGAGCCTGATTTAGCTGTCCGTACAGAGGAGTACGATTCCCACGAAGATTCTAATCAGAATGACGATTTAAAAAGAGAAGTAAGCAAAGATGTGTTTACTACTGAAGATGAAGCAGTAGCAAGAGCAGAAGAAATAGGCTGCACAGGCACACATAGTCATGATGATGATGGCAACACAGTCTATATGCCTTGTGGATCACACGCTGATTACACTAGGTTGACTGGAGAGGAACTTGAGAATGAAGAGTCAGGTTATGGGTATGGTGGTCGTATGAAAAAACCTAAGAAGCCTAAGAAGAAAGAAGCTTGTGGCTGTGACGATAATATATCTGAATTAAAGTCTTATATAGAAGTACACTCAGAGATCAAAGCTGACAATAATGAAGATGGTACTTTTGAAGGTTATGGTTCTGTATTTAACAATACAGACTTAGGTAATGACGTTATCAAAACTGGTGCATTTACAAAAAGCCTAGCAGAACGCGGAACAAAAGGTGTCAAGCTTTTATACCAACATAAATCAGATATGCCTATCGGTGTGTTTGATGAGATAGTTGAGGACAGTCATGGACTAAGAGTTAAAGGCAGATTGGCTTTAGGTACAACAGCAGGCAGAGATGCCTATGAATTATTAAAGATGGGTGCATTAGATGGTCTAAGTATAGGCTTTCGTGTCAACCCTAAAGAGGTTTCTTATGATAAACGCAAAGGGCAGCGTGTTATCAAAGAGGTAGACTTAATGGAGATAAGCCTTGTAACTTTCCCAATGAACCCTAAAGCTACGGTTCGGCAGGTAAAGGGAGAGGAAATATCCATAAGGGAGTGGGAGAATGGAATGCGTGATGCTTTCAACTTATCTCGTTCAGAAGCAAAGGTTGCAGCAAAAGCTGTTAACCAAGCATTTACTCAGCGAGAGGTTGATGATAATGCAGAAATGGTAGAAGCCATTAAACAATTAACATTAACTATAACCAAACTCTAAGGAGCAATTATGTCTGAAGATATAAAAAATGCTGTTTCTGAAATTGGTCATGCTTTTGAAGAATTTAAAAAAGCAAATGACGAAAAGTTAGAAGCACTAGAAAAAGGGCAAAATGTTGATACTTTAGTTGACTCAAAACTTGAAGCTATTGAAGAAAAGCTGAATGGTTTAGAAGACATCAACCAAGAGATCACACAAGCCAAACAGGCTCAAGAAGGAATCAAAGAGCAGGTTGAAAATCTTGAAACGGTCATGAGAAGACCAAACTCAGGATTAGAAGCCAAGCAAATTGACGAAGGTCTTGAAGCTTTTGAAGCCTACTGCAGAAAAGGACTAGAAGGTCTTGATGATGCAGAGAAAAAGGCATTAACTGTCAGCAATGACAACACTGGTGGATATCTAGCACCACCTGAATATGTAAGAGAGTTACTGAAAACTGTAACTGAAATCTCACCTATTCGTTCCCTAGCTAGAGTAAGAAGCACTGGACAAAGATCAATCCAAGTGCCTAAACGTGATGGTCAATTCTCCGCAGCATGGGTTGCAGAAAGTGGGACTAGAGCCGAAACTACTGGTTACACAGTAGGTCTTGAGGAACTACCTGCACACGAACTTTACGCTTTGGTAGATATCTCTGAGCAAAACTTAGAAGATACTGTCTTTGATCTAGAGTCGGAAATGCAATCAGAATTTGCAGAGCAATTTGCAAAAGCTGAAGGTACTGCATTTGTTAGCGGTAACTCTGTTGGTAAGCCTGAAGGTTTATTAACTAATAGCAGTGTTGGCGAATCTAATTCAGGTCATGCTAGTACATTACTAGCTGATGGTCTGATCACATTGGTTCACAGCATCAAATCTGAGTATGGCAGAAATGGTTCTTTTGTTTTCAATAGAGGAACTTTATCAGCTATCAGAAAGCTAAAAGATACTGCAGGACAATATGTATTCCAAGCAGGTATGTCTCTACAAGCAGGTGTTCCTAATACTATATTAGGCTACCCTTATGTAGAAGCTACTGATATGCCAGACGTTGGTGCAGGAACTTATCCTGTATTGTTTGGTGACTTCAGAAGAGCCTACATGATTGTAGACAGAGTTGCTTTAGCTGTTACGAGAGACCCTTTCACACAAGCTACTTCAGGTAATGTTAGATACATTGCTAGAAGAAGAGTTGGTGGACAGGTTATCCAAGCTGAAGCTGTTGTTAAACAAAAAGTATCAGCGTAAAAGGAGTAAATTATGCAAGACCTATCAAATAATATTAATCCTGCTGTTTCTATCATCAGTGCAGTAAGAACTGCTGCAGCTAATGGAACAGGTGTTGATCTTCAAGGCTACGAAAAAGCTACAGTGTTAGTTGACGTAGGTGCAGAAGGTGACACTCTATCTAGTTCAGTATATTTTGAAGTATCATTAGAGGAATCTGATGACAACTCAACTTTTACTGATGTTGCACAAGCAGGCATCGTAGATGGAACTATAGCTGCAGGCGGTATCTTCTTAAAATTAGATGGTACAGCAGGCGGTAATCCTGACACAGCAGGCGGAGTTTTCCGTGTTGAATATGTCGGAAATAGCAGATATATAAGAGTTGTACTCGCTAAGACTGGAACACACTCCAACGGAACACCTATTGGTGCGATGGTTGTGAGAAGTGGTGCTAGACATAGTGGCGACAACGCTTTTACAGCGCATAACGCTTAATTAAGCTAGGAATGTGGGGGTGTATGCCCCCACTACCTTAAGGGAGAAAGAAATGTCAAAGACATATAAAATTTTAGTACCAAAACCTGCATCATCTAATAAAGATGGTACAGACATAAAACTATACCAAGCAGATGAAGTGGTAGATGCCAAAGAAGGTTGGCAAGAAGATATCATGTCCACATTCATTGAGAATGGTTGGGCGATGGAAGTTAAAGTTTCTAAAGGCGGTGAAGAAGAAGGCGAGCCTGTAAGAGCAAGAAACGAAAAAGGACAATTACAAGCAGATGATCCTAGTACTCCTGACGTAAACGAAGCGTGGGAAGGTGGAGAAGCACCAAAGACTACTAAGAAAAAAAGAACAACAAAGAAAAAGGCTTCTTAACTTATACCCCAATTACTTTTTAATGCTCAATACATTCTAAAGTGATATTATTAATTCAGCAGACGCTAATGATGGTAGATACCATGCAAATTAAAGGGAACACATATGAGTGCAGGTTATCATCATTTCATCATAGAGCAGGGAGCGACCTTTGGTCAGACTCTGACATTAAAGGATTCTAGCGACACTTTAATAAACCTTACTGGCTATACGTCAGCAGAAATGGACTTAAGGGAAACACCTGAAAGTACATCAGAAGTTCTAACACTCACAACAGCAAACAATAGAATTGCATTAGGCGGTTCAGCAGGCACAGTTACACTTACCATATCAGCAGCCGATACAGCTAATTTAACAGCAGGAGATGGAGTTTTTGACCTAGAGGTGGTAGATGGTTCATCTAGGGTTTATCGCATCTTAGAAGGCACTTATACAATCAGGAGGAACATTAGCAGATAATGGCTATATCAAAGGTTACAACCTCCAATACCAACACCATAAACAAAGTTGTCGTAACTGATGGAGATGCAATCAGTATCATAACTGTAGGAACACAAGGTCTTGCAGGTGCAGCAACATTATTAGGAAGAACAACAGAAGCAGAAACTGTAGGCTCTAGTGATACAGGCTCTACAGTTATATACGACCATTCCAATGCTAGATGGCTTGCTACTACATCAAGTGACGCAACATCTTTAAGCACTAAATTAAAAGGCTTACTCTTTACAGCAGGTGGTGCGACAGTCACAGGAGTTTTAGACGAGGATAACTTAGGTAGTGATAGCAATACTAAATTAGCCACACAGCAATCAATCAAAGCGTATGTAGATGCGCAAGTAACCGCACAAGACTTTGACTTTCAAGGAGACACAGGCGGTGCTTTAAATATAGATTTAGACAGCGAAACTATGACCTTTACTGGTGGTACAGGTATAGATACAACTGGTAGCGGTAATACAGTTACCTTTGCTATAGATAGCACTGTTACAACACTCTCTGGGTCGCAGACACTCACCAACAAAACACTAACTGCTCCTGTTCTAAATACAGTTGATATTAATGGTGGAGACATTTCATCAGGTACTACTATTAATAAATCCCCAACTATTACTTTAGCAGGTGATCTAAGTGGTTCTGTGACCCTCACCGCTTTAGCCAATGGTACGCTTACAGCTACTATAGTTGCCAATTCCGTTGCTTTAGGCACAGATACTACTGGTAACTACCTAGCAACATTAGCTGCAGCAAATAGCGGTATAGACGTTGCTAATAGTGGTTCTGAATCAGCAGCAGTTACAGTAGGACTAAATACTGAATATGTTCAGGATATCGTAGGTGCAATGTTCAGTTCTAATACTGAAACAAACATTACAGTTACCTATCAAGATAGCGATGGAACTATTGATCTAGTAATAGGAACGCTTAATCAAGATACAACAGGGTTGGCAGGTACAGCTACCGCCTTAGCAACAGCGCGTACCATTCATGGTGTAAGTTTTGATGGTACTTCTAACATTGATCTGACAGAGGTTGTACAAGATACAGTCGGCGCAATGTTTAGTTCTAACACAGAGACTAAT